AATAAAAAAATATAAAAAACATAAAATTAAAATAGTAAATGTTGAAAATAATAATATAAAATATCTAAAAAAAAAATTAAAAGAAAAAATAAATGGGTATCCAACAATTATAAGATATAGTAAGGGGGATATAGTAGAAGAATTTATAAATATAAAAAACTATAAAAACTTAAAAAAATTCATTGAAAAATAATTTAAGGGTTTATTATAATATATAATATATAATACATATAATAATGGAAAACGAAACATCTATTGTTGATGATATTATTAATGAAGAAAAAATTGAACCATGTAAAGAAGAATTGGAAACATTTAAGAATCTTGTAAATGACTGGTTTAAATATGACGATCAAATAAGAAAATTACAAATTGCAATGAAAGAAAGAAAGAACTATCAACGTGTACTAAATAGTAAAATTGAACAATTTATGTTTAATTATAAATATAATGATTTGAATACACAACATGGTCGTATTAAAACAAATATAAAAGAATGTAAAGTACCTATCAAAATGAATGACATTAAAAGTAAAATAATTCAGTATAATAATTTATCAGGTGAAGAATTACTAAAGAGAATATTTGAAGAGGATAGAACAACGGTTGTTAAAAAGAACATACGTCGTATTATACCTAAAGTATCACTAACTATTTAACAATCTATTTTACATTGACAATCATTTTTTTTATGAATTGTACTTCTAATATCATCATATTCGTATGATGTCGAATAATATGCTGTTTTTATATTATTTTTAATTATCTTATCTTGGCAATTAGGACACGGCCTAGAATATTTAAGCTGATTGTTGAAACTTTTAGGACCTATTCTAACAACATATATATCACATTCACTTAGAATATGTTTCTCTTTTTTTTTGATTTTTGATATTGCTGAAACTTCTGCATGAACGCTAAAATATCCTACATAATAATTGTAACCAGAAGCTATTATTTTATCGCGATATACTATAATTGCACCATGTTTATGAGGATACATTGGTGATTTTTCAGCTATTTTAGCAGCAATACTGAGAAATGTTTTTTGTTTTTCATTTGAAAATTTCGCAGACACATTGTCATTACATTCGAAATATTTCGATGTAAGAAATCCAAGAACTTTTTCATCGAAACTTTCAACATTATCTTTGTATTTTTTTCTATTAGTCCTCATAATAGAGGACGGCCTTGTCAGTGCATTCATAACATCTACCATTTTATATTTGTAAATATTTCAATATATTATCATTAAATTAATAAAAAAATAAATCAATTTTTTATTTTTCTCCCACCTTTTTTATCCAGGAAAGATTCACTTGTATTAAATAAAGGATATGGTGCAACTCTATTACGCGAACTCATAGTTCGCATAGTATATTTTCTTGGAGTTAAATTACTTTTTTTTTTGCTTTTATTAGTTGTTAAAACTACTTTATTAGAACTACTATTGCTTTTATTATTGGTTTTAACTACTACTTTATTAGAACTACTTTTGCTATTGGATGTGCTTTTGCTTTTATTAGAACTACTTAGTTTTATATCAGATGGAGAAATGGGATTACTTTTTTTAGTATAGTAAAATTTAATATTTGCAAAATTGCGTATATTGATGGTTTTAGGTGAAGTTTTATCTCTTTGCTTAAATTCCTGATAATGTTTATTATATACGAATGAAACAAATTTTTTATTTCTATTATATTCTTTAATTGTTACATCGTTATAAAGGCTTTTTTCCCCAGAATCATATTTTACTAATATAATATAACTTGTTTCTGTATTTATATCACTATTGCTAACACTTTTGCCTTTTGATATTTTTGATATTTCCGTTTCGCGTTGGACGCTTCCAAGTATACTCCTTTTTCTAAATATATTTAATAATCTTTTAGGAAAAAAATCAACTATCTTTTCCATATATTCTAATTAATGTATATATTTTTTATAATGATGGCAATTCATGATCATAACATAAATTATGAACATTTAAAGAATCATGTCTACCAACTCTTTGTGCTCTACCTATAGCCTGTTGTTTATCTATATCCATAGAATGTAATATAATTACATCTGTTGCGCAACTAATATCGATTCCCGATCCAGCATATTGTGTTGTTAATAAAATAACATTTATTTTACCAAACTTAAAATTATTCAATACATTCATCATATGAGAAGTATGACCTTTCAATGAAGCATGTGTTATATTATTTTTATTTAATTCTTCAATTATTTTACTAAAAGAATCTACCCTACTAAATACTATAAATTTACCATTTTTATTTTTTTTTATTAGTTCAAGTAATGTTTCCTCTTTATTTAATAAACCCTTACCAATTAAATCTTCATTTTTAACTTCAACTACATTATTATCAACATTAACTTCATTAACTTCATTAACAATAGCAGTAAGATTATCTGTACTTTTAATTTCACCTCTACATTCAGGACATCTTTTATGAATACTATTAATATTATTAAGATATTGTATAAGACAAGAACCACAAAATAAATGAGTACATTCCAAAATAATAGGATTTTTAATATTATCCAAACAAATTGAACAAGTTTTATTTTTAATTTCAGTTATGCGTTCTGTTAGATCATTCAGCTTTTCTTTTAATATTTTAAGTTCATTATCTATATTTTTAATTTTATTTGCTTTTTGTTCTTCTGAAATATCTAATGCAATTATATAATCTCTTTCAATATGTTTGTTAGATATAGATTTATTCATATCTGAGCATATTAATTTTACAATTCCCTCTTCAGTATCATTTTTACCACCAAGTTCTTTAATAGCTCCTGAAATATCATTAGCATTAATTTTTTCTAAAACACTTTGATTAATATAATTAGTAATTGCTTTTAAATATTTAGACATTTTACATAAATAATATTTTTCAATCATAGCTGGTATTTTGAAGCTCTCTTTAACAAAATTTTTATCACATTTAACTAATAAATAATCTATATATTCTTCTTTGATAATATCTTTTATATTATAATACTGTGAATATGATGGTGATGAATACCTGTCGCAAATATTCATATATGTACCACTAATCAACCATATATATAGATAATTAAAAATATCTATTTTATTAATTATATCATGACATTCATCAATTATAATACGTTTCCAACTATTTATAAATTTATCTTTATAACTATTATTATAATAATCTAAAAAACGACTTAATGTAGTATTTTTTATTAAAACAACATCATATTTATTAAAATAATCTATAATTTCTCTTTCATTATGTAAATTATATTCTGGTAAATTCTTTTTAATATAAGTTAAATTGTCTATAGTAATATATTTTAGATTTGTTTGCTCTTTTAATGCTTTTTCCCATTGCACATATACTGGTCCTCTTGGAACAATAATAAGTGTTGAACTAATCATATCTGGAATATTTGGTGTTTTTTTATTTGTAGATACTGCTGTAAAATAATTATATGCACGATTACTATGATAACTGTTTATCATAACATTATTAACATGTATATTATCTAAAGAATTCTCAGCAACAATTGATAAAGCAGTCAGTGTTTTACCATAACCTACAATATCTCCTAAAATACCTATATTTGTAGAAATTTTAACATTATCATAATTTTTTAATCTATAATTAATTGTTCCAATATTTTCCATATGAATAGCTTTATATAAACATGCTAATTGGTGAGGTTTAAGCATTTTTTTTATGTTTTCTGGTTGTTTATATCTTGGAGAATTATTATCAATTTCCAAAGAATACGTTATGTCATTAAAAAGAGACATGTTGAAACTTATCTATTATAATATAATTATATTTTATATAGCTTTCAAACAAATTATTATATGAAAATGATATAAGAACTATTAATCTAATAAGAACTATATACTATATGAACGAAGAAAATAAAGTTGTTGAAAGTGAACAAGTTAAATTAAAAAAGATAATATTCGCCTTACCTGGTGATAATTTTAGTTCAAAATTTATTATTTCTTGGACGTCTACTCTAAGTAAATTATGGGAATTGCGCAAATATGATATTATGATTTCTCCATCAACAGGATCATTTGTATCTTTCGTTAGAATGCATACTTTAGGTCTTGACACATTACGTGGTTGTGAACAAAAACCATTCAATAATAAAGATTTTGATGTTTGGATTACAATTGATAGTGATATAGTTTTCACTCCCGATCAAGTAATAGAATTGATTGAATCTACAGAAGAACATCCTGTTGTTGCAGGTATGTACAGAATGGCAGATCTCACAAATTATGCATTTGTTAAAGATTGGGATATTGAACATTTTAAAAAAAATGGATCATTTAAATTTACTACACCTGATGAAGTTGAAACATGGAAAAAAGAAACAGAGTTTAAATATTACCCAGTTGTATATTCTGGTATGGGATTCATGGCAATCAAAAAAGAAGTTTTAGATAAAATGAAATATCCATATTTTGATTCTGAAGTAGAAATAATCCAAGGTGATGACGGGAAAATTATTAAAGATATTTGCAGTGAAGATGTTGCTTTTTCAAAAAATATTAATAAGGCTGGTTATCAAATTATGATTAATACAAACATTCGAGTTGGTCATATCAAACCACTTATAATTTAATTTATTTTATTTTATATAATTAAATGGAATATTTATTATTATATTTAGAAAAAATAAGTAATTATTATCCATTGGTAATAATATTATTATATTTAATATATTACATTTTTTCAAATTCACTTATAACGATAATAATACTAATAATTGGTATATATTTAGGATTTTATTTAAATAATTATATCAAAGATAAAATAAATGATTATAAATCTATGTTTTAGATAAAGTTTTTCTTACGTATTTTTTTTTTACAGGTAATTTTTTTATTTTACCACCATCCTTTTTTAAATATTTATTTGACTGATCCAATGAAGAAGAGTTATTAAATCCTGAAGAAGAATTATTGTTACTACTACTACTGGAAGCATTACTTATAGCAATTGTATTTTCAACCTCTCTTTCTTTTCTTCTTTCTGTTTCATCATTTTCCTGTTGTTTTAATATATCTTTTTCAAGCTTTTCTCTTGATTCTTTTTCTCTTTTAAATTTTTCTTCTTCACGCCTTTGTGAATCTCTTTCATAACGTAAACGTTCTTCTTCACGAAATCTATCGTTTTTTTCTTCGCGGAGATTTTTTTCATCTTCTAATTGTTTTTCCTTAATTTCTTTAATTCTTTCCTCATCAAGTAATCTTTTTTCTTTTTCTATTCGTAATCTCTCTTCTTCGTTTATTTCATTTTGCTTGGCTTCGCGAAGTTTTTCTTTATCTTTTTCCTGTAATATTCTACGTTCTTCTTGTAAAATTTGTTGTTCTTCGTGTTGTTTTCTTTGTTGTTCTTCGTGTTGTTTTCTTTGTTGTTCTTCGTGTTGTTTTCTTTGTCCTTCTTCTTGTTGTTTTCTTTGTTCTTCTTCTTGTTGTTTTCTTTGTTGTTCTTGTTGTTCTTCTTGTTGTTTTCGTCGTTCATCTTCTTGTTGTTTTCTTTGTTGTTCTGCTAATGCAATAGCTGGATTATAAGTATATTCTGAATTTATTTTATCAATACTTTTGTCGCCTGTCGAATAACTTTTGGTGGGATCGGAGAAATAATACCAATATATTATACTTCCAAATATTAATATAAATATAAATATACCTATCCCAATTAAAACCCATTTAAATTTTTTCATAATATTTTTTTCATCTTCTTCTAATTCTTTGTCTTCATCTTCTTTATCTTTTTCTTCTGATTCTGTATCTATTCCTAATAATTTTTTATCTTGATCTTGTCGTACATATTTCAAATCATCTAATTTATCATCTAATTTATCATTATCTTCATCTGTAAATTTCTCTTTATTTTTCAATCCGTTTATTAATTTTGTTGAAATATCTTTATTATCTAATATATTTTTTTTTAAACTATTAACTAATACATTAACTAAATCATTTATATGAGATGAAGACATTTTATTAAATATTACTACTCTATAATAATATTAATAAAAATAATATGTTTTTCTTTACAATTTATTAGATATACAAATAATCAATGGAATTATCGAAACCCGTTATTGTTAAAAGATGGTTGTCAGAAACAAATTATAAAACATATGTTTTCGACACCAATAAAGATAACACATATAAATCTAGTTATACAATTATATCAGAATATATATTTCAAGATAATAGTTGTAATGAAGCTCTCGATAAAATAGCATATTATATAATGGAAAAAGAAAAAGACATACAATTACCTTATTATTTTTGGGATAATGAAAATTTACTATATGATATTAAAGAAATTAAATGGTCTGGTTATAATGTTAATCCTTTCAAATCAAAAGATAGAAGTTCCGAAACTCTAAAAGAACCAATTGAAATTTCTAACAAACATGGCTTATTTAAAAGAACTAATATTAATATTGTATTTTATAATGATTTTAATTATGACATAAAATATTATTATGATAGATCAATAAAAGCTTCAGATTTTGCTAAAAAAATTAAAGAATTAATTAAAAGTGAAGAAATATTGATATCATTATACAAAAATGTATCAAAATATGCTAAAATATCATTAGAAGAATATAATGATGTAAGTTTTAATACTAAAATAAACATAGAATCGTTATTAACATTATTTGATAATCTTGAAACAAATAATAAAATACAAATTATACAATTGACAAATCATACAAATAATGCTATTTATAAACTTTATAAAGAACATAATTTTTTAAATGAAAAAGAATTGGGATATATATTCAATATTGTAAATAAAAAGGATGAATCATTAAATATATATTATAAGGGTAAAAATTCTAAACTAATAGTATATGAAAATAATGCATTAATAAATTTTAAATACCCTATTGATAATGGTAATAAAATAGATAAAATAATAAGTGAAAAAAATGAATTGGTAGAATATATAAGTAATTATATTTCTAAAGAAGATCTAAATTTTGTAGAAGAAGATATTAATCTAAGATTGAAAATAATTATAGATAATGTAGAATATCCTGCTTTAATAAAAAAAATAGGTTATTATGTAAATGTATTTGAAGCTATTATATTTAAAAATGAAAAAAAGAAAAATAGTGGTTATTATTCTTACAAACGTGTTAATGATGTATTAAATGATAAATTTGATATAACAAAATATATTAAATCAAGATTGATTGTTGGATTAACTGAAGATGATATTATTAAAGAACTTATTGTTTTTGGATATACTAAAACAGAAGTTAGTAAACTTGTTAAGCAAGAATTAGAAAGAATTGGTGATATTGATTTTAATAATCTTGATAAGAATCCTAATATAATTGATGGAACATATATTATAGTCAAGAAAAGCGGAGGTGGTTTTGAAATTGATATTAAAAATTGTAAATCATATTATGAATTAGATAATATAAAATATTGGTTAACAAGAATTGTTGATCAAACAAGAGCAGTTATCAAAAAACCAATTGTAGTAAAAAAAGAAAATACACCACCACCTGTTAAGAAAAAAACATCATCATCATCTTCATCTTCATCTAATGATAATATTGTTGATGATGATATGGAATTTGATTTATCATTTGCTAAGGGTGGTAATAAAAATAATGAAAATAAAAATTATTTAATTAATAGATTGCGTAATGCAGATAAAGAATTATATCAAGATAATAACAAATCTCGTAAATGTCAAAAAGAACATCAACCAGTAGTATTATCAAAAGAAGAATATGATGAAATTAAAACTAATGGATATGATAAATATTTTGATAATGTAATTGAATATGGTAGTAAACCAGAAATCAAAAATTATTATACGTGTCCGAGATTATGGTGTCCTATAAGTAAAATACCTATCGATGATACTGTAGAAAATCCCAAATGTCCAGGAGACAACGAAGAACCCATGAAACTAAATGAAGAAATGAAAAATTTAAATAAACCAAGATATTCTTATTTGATGAAAAATATTAATTTACCATGTTGTGGTAAAAAGAAACCAAAAGAAGATTTAGTAAAATCTGCAAAATTGTCTAATAAAAAAGTCATCCCTAATGATGTAGAAAATATAGAAAATATAGAAATTAAAGAAGAAGATAAAAATTATATTATGAATAAAATACCTTTACCATATAAAGGACGTTATGGTGATATATCTAAAGAATTTTATAATATATTAAAGCCAGATAGCTATTTGGAATATACAAAATTTTGCTCTTCTCCAAATAATATTAACAAAAAAGAATGTATATTGAGAAAAAGTATTATTGATTTTAAAAACATACCATATAGATATGATAATATAATTAATGTAGTTGCATATTTATTAAATAAAACTAAAGAAGAGTTTATTATAGACATTGTTGATAAATTAGATATTATAACTTATTTATCTCTTGATAATGGTAATGTATGTAAGGATTTTGTAGATCTTGAACCAATAATAGCTGAAGATAACAGTGAATTATATAAAGAATTCGTAAAATATAATAAAAAATTTAAATCATTAAATATAGATTTACCAGATATTGAAGATAAAACTAAAGAAGCTAATATTAAAAAATCAAGATTACTTTATATTTATAAATCATATTTAAAATTTATAAAATATTTAAGTTCTGATAATTTTCCATATGATAAAACAGTAAAATATTTACATTCTTTAGTTGCTATATTATATAAAAGACTAATAGTATTATGGGAAATTGAAAGAATAGATGATAATGTTCAAATGAATATACTATGTCCATATTATACTCGATTTATCGAATTACAAGCATATTTAGATAAAAGTCAAAAATTTATTATGATTTTTAAAGAAAATAACTATTATGAACCAATTATTTCTAAATCTATTCATATGAAATTAGATAAAAAGAATTTCAATTTAGAGGAATATCCAGTTATCAAAGATATACTTATAAACTGTACAAAACAAAATAATTTTATAGATTATGATATTAATATATTTACTAAAAAGGAAAATATTAATTCGTTAAATAGGCTTCTTAAAGAAGAGAGTGAACTTTTTGTTTTTCAATCAATAATTATAAATACAGATTATACAATAGATAAAATAATTCTGAAGAATAATACAATATTAACATTTAAAAAACAATCAATTATAATATTGCCATTACTTATAAAAGAATTTGATATTAAAAATGTAATATTTTATGATGATATAATTGGTAAAGAATTTAAAATAAAAGTAGTAAAAGACATATATGAAAAATTTAAAAAAGGTTTCGAAAAAATTAAAGCAATTGGATTTAATTTAGATATTGGTGAAAATATATTAGATACAAATGAAATTATGAGAAATAAACTTAAAATAAAAGAGGAAAAATATGAAACAGTAAATGCAAATTTAATATTACCATTTGATAATAAATATAAATATTATGATTATTATAATAAAAATAATAAGAATGAAAAATATATAGAAAAAATAAGATTACATATTAAGCAAAAATTATTAAATTCTAAATTTACAGATGAATATTATAAAAATCTTTCTCTTAAATCGAGAAAAAAAATAATTAAAAAATTACTTGATGAATTTAAGGAATCTTCTTTTGTTAATAAAATAAAAGATATACAAATAATATTAGAAGAAATACCAATATCATCAAGAAACAATATTAAAAAATGGTACAAGAAATCATTACTTTATACTAAATATGATTATATTAATGAATTATCTAATAAAATTAAAGATAATGGTAAAGAATTACTATTTACACAATATGCAATATCAGATAAAATTCCTAAAAATATAATAAGATACCACGATGCTTTACCAAATAGTATGAGTAATGTGGAAGAATCTACACAAAATTATAAATTGCCAAATAAAACAGAAAACTATATTATAGAATTACCTACTATTTTTAAAGGTGATGAAACAATACTCAATAGTAAATGGACGAAATATAAAAAGAAAATATGGTTTAAATTAAGATATGTCAAAAATAATTATAGTAATTTACAAATTGAGGAATTATTTAAATATTTATTAAATAAATATGATATTAATATGATATTGTCTTATCAAAATGTTATAGACGAAGTAAATAAATATTATATAGATTTATTTAATAAAGATAATTTAGATAAAAACAAAAATTCTAAAATTAAAAGACTATTCAAAGATCCACACTTTTATTTAGAGTATGTTAAAGAAATGAATAATATAAATAAAACTAAAAAATCATTTAAAACACTTAGGATATTTATGGAAACTTACTTTGATAAAAGTTCAAATGAAAATATAAATAGTATAATTAATAATATTATAACAAAAAAACTTTTGAGTTATCCAAGTGATGTAAATATTTATTATATATCTAATTTGCTTAATATAACAATATTAGTTATTCACAATAGATCGGAATATGGGAAAGGTGTTAAGGTTAATAAAAGAGCAGGTGACAAGGATTTAAATATTACAACATCGATATTTAAAGCAAATAAAAATATTGAAACAAGACCTCTTATAATACTATATAGAAAAATAGAAAAAACACATATAAGCTATTATATAATTAAAAACAGTGAATCCGCCGAGTATTTTTATATCGAATTACAAGATGCGCCAGATGACATTAAAAATAAAATATTAAATAGCAACTTAAGTAATAATGACTTATCTTCTTCAACGTCTACATCATCTATATAAGTTTTACTTTTTGTTCAGGTAATTTATAACATTTTTCATCTTTTTGTTGTAAATTAAAATGTATATTTAAATCAGTTTCAACACAATTATTGTAATCAACATCTGTGTCATCTTCTTCATTAATATCTTCTAATTCTTGTTTATTTTCTTGAACATCTTTAAGTAATTCTAACATATGTTCTTCATCAACCATGATACGACTATCTCCTGTACCACATGGTGGTTGTTGACCAAGCATAACATTAGCTGATACACCATTAACTTTATCATATTCAGCGAATATACTTGCATTAATTAACATATCTGTAGTTTCTTCAAATGATGATTTAGCCAATGGACCAATATCTCCTCTATTTATACCGTGTCTATCAATAGACATTAATTGACCTTTGTAAGTCATAGTATCAATTAATAGTGACATATGTCTATAATTCATAGAACCTTCACTTGTAACCGCAATTAATTCTTTGTATAACGCGTTGCGAGCGGCTTCAATTCCTAATGTATCGTAGATTTCACGAATATCATTAGAAATAGTTCGTGAAGAATCAATATTCGGATTTGCCAAAATATCAATTAAATTAGTACCGTCTGTATCAAGTACCCATTCGACAATATTATCAAACTTATTATTTACTTCGTTATATTTAGTATATTTCTTTTTATTCAATGATACCTTTTTAATACCCTTGTATCCTTTGAGAAGAATTTGATATACGATATTATGTTCAATCGCTTTGATTGTTGCGATTTCATCTTTATCATCAATATCCTTTAATGCTAATTCTGTTAATTTAATTCTAAATATACACTCTTCAGCATTATCATCACTATATATACAATCAATATATTTATCATAAGAAACATTAAGTTTTGTATATATATCAATCATTTTTAGGCCAAATAAATTCATTTTTGATTTATCGAATACCAATCGTAATACCCATGGTGAGCTACTTTTATCTTTGCATGTATTACTATCAATTTCCTCAAACTCTTTGTAGATTTTCATAATACCTTGATCTTTTTCGATATTAGTATCATAGTAATCACCATTATCCCAATAAATTTCACTATATTCAAGAATATCAGATAATTTAGTAATTTCAATTGAATTCTTGATATTCATTGCATGATTTTTAGTAATATCAATACGCTTGTCAGTAATTTCACCATCATCGTTCATTTCAGGATTAATTATACTCGCTACATCTTGCTTCATGTAGATAATTAATGTTGGTGTTTTTGTCTTTTTTGTTGCTGATAAAATTTCTTTAAGACGTGGTACACCAGATGTTGCCTTTACCGCAGCAGCAGTACCCGAAACGTGAAATGAATCTAATGTCATTTGCGTACCTAATTCTCCTATAGTTTGAGCTGCAACAATACCTACCATTTCTCCTGGTTGAGCTATAGCTTGTTTAAAATATTCATATATTTGCTCAACAATCCAATCAAATATTTCTTTAGTAAAGTGATTATGAAATATTAGTTTTTTTGGATTTAAGTGAATTCTAATAAGAATATGAAAGAATCGCATACCTTGTTCATTATTCTTGATATACAAATCCCCATTTATCTTATCAATCATTTTAAGAACATAATCTGGTTTTAAATCTGTTTTAAATGCATTAATACCTATTGATTCTAATCTTTTACTAGCATTATTTATAATACGTTCAAATGGAATCGGATAATTAATTACTTTCTTTTTTTCATAATTAAATACTTTTGCTATAAGAAAATACTTATCTTCAAGCATTTCTTCAAAATGTTTAGTACATTTATCATAAGTTTCTTTAGTAATACTTTTAAATGCTTCATCTGTCATATGAATAGCAGCATTATCAGATGATTTCAAATGATATTCATTATCAATTTCAAGAGTTTCTTTATCGATAGTATTTACAAATTGAACTTCGATATTACATCCATTCATACCATCTTCTCCATATATATATTGGATGATAGAACCAATTGCTGTTCTAACTGTATTATCATAATGAATCTTTGAATCTTCCATAGCTTTAACAAGACGTCTTTGAATATATCCAGTCTCTGAAGTTTTTACAGCCGTATCAATTAGACCTTCTCTACCACCCATTGCATGAAAGAATACTTCTTGTGGTGATAATCCTGTAATGAAACTGTTTTTAACAAAACCTCTTGCTTCTGGACCATCATCATATTTAGTAAAGTGTGGTAGAGTTCTATCTGTAAATCCATATGTAATACGTTTACCATCTACATTTTGTTGTCCAACACATGCTATCATTTGTGCAACATTGGTTTCTTTACCCTTGGAACCCGATTTAACCATATTGATCATTTTATTTTTATTTTCGTCAATTTGTGAAAGACCAATTTTACCTACTTCACTCGTTGTTTCATTAAGAATACCAATGATTTCACGTTCAATATATTCTTCATTATTGAAGATACTGTTATTATCAATAGTACCTCTGCGAATTTCATCAAGTTTATTATATGCTTTTGTTTTCATTTCTTTAATTTTATTTTTAAGCTTTTCATCAGTTTCTTTGTCTGTTACTAAATCACTAATACCTACACTAAATCCTGCTGTTAGTAACCATCTACAAATTAGGCGTTGTGTATTATCAAGAAATTTTTGTACTTCAAAAGGTCCATAATCGTGATAAATAACGGGTATCATACCTGTAGTAATACCATGAAATATAGTTTTATCCAAATTACCTTGTTCCAATTCACTATTGTTAATAATAACTTTTTCATTTTTCATATTTTTTCTATTAATATAAAGACCTGGTGGCAATATTTGAGAATAAGCTTCTTTTCCTGTATACATATAATTTTTGTCTGGTTTTTTCAAACTACCACCAAAATAACTATTAACCATTTGAATATTTGCCAAAGTTTTATCTTGAATCGTAGTAATATCTTTTGTCAATCTAAATGAACCTAATAATGTATCTTGAACAACTTCAATAATTGGTTTACCATCACGAGGTGCCAAAATCATATATGGTACTGCTGCAATATCCATTAATTCATTCATTGTTTGAACACTTTGTGGACAATGTAAATTCATTTCATCACCATCAAAGTCTGCATTATATGGTGGTGTATCCAATACATTAAGGCGAAATGTTTGATATGGCATAATAACTACTTTATGACACATCATAGACATTTTATGCAAAGAAGGCTGGCGATTAAATAGAACAAAATCACCATCTTTTAAATGTCTGTGAACAACATCTCCATATTTTAATTCGTTTGCATTTTGTTCTAAATTTCGCGAATATTTTAGATTGATAGTTGTATTATTTTTCTTAATATATTTTGCCCCTGGCCAATTATCAGAACCATTCATAACTAATTCTCTCATTTTATCAATATTATATTGATTTATAGTTTCAGGGAATGTGATATTAATTGCAACTTTAATTGGAACACCCAATTCATCAATACTAATATATGGATCTGGTGTGATTACAGAACGTGCAGATTGATCTACACGTTTACCATTTAAGTTACCTCTAATACGACCTTCTTTCTTTTTCATACGATCGGAAACAGATTTAAGTTTACGACCGTTTCTTTGCTGTGAAGGAGCGAGGCCTGGAATTTGATTATTAATAAATGTAAAGATATGATATTGTAATAACATAGTGATATATTTGATAGTATCTTCAGCAGCACCCTTTTTAATTTTATCAATAATACTATTATTTGTTTTGATGATATCACTAAGTTTATGGGTTAAGTCATCTTCGCGTCTTTGACCATTTTCTTCAATGATGCTTGGGCGAACAGCTGGGGGTGGAACAGGTAAAACTGTACAAATCATCCATTCAGGGCGATTCCACATAGGATTAAAACCCATCATTTCCATTTCGCGTTCTGTAACTCTCTTGAATATTTTAAGAATATCTTCTGCTGTAAATTCTTGCAAAATTTTTTCTTTTTCTCCTTTTTTATCTTTCCATTCTGCTATAAGTTTCATAGCATTTTCCTTGAAAATTTTAGTAGGTCTCAATGCACCACATCCAACTACACCATCATCACCACATGAGCGAAGTTTAGTTGTAGTATTACACAATTTATAATAAGCATCCCATCTCTTTTGATTATTTTTAATAGATAGAATTTTTACTATATCGTTTTTAAAGTCTTTGTGTTGAGTATCGGGTGATATCAAACATTTTGAACATTTATAACAAACACAATTAAGTATTTTTTTAACAATATCGAAGAACATTGCATGAAATACAGGTTTGGCTAATATAATATGTCCAAAATGACCAGGACAGAATATATTTTTTTGTTCACATGTACAACAAAGACGATTATGTTCAAGAATACCCATTCTCGAATCAAATAAACCACCTACAATTGGTTCACTTCCTGCATAAGTATCTGTTTTATTTACTTCAACAACAGAACGTCTAATAATTTCATCTGGACCCAATACACTAAATTGAATACCTTTAACCTCTTGGATTTCTACTTTTTGATCATTGTAAGATAGTTCTGGATAAATTGACATAGCTCTTAATAATAGTAGTTAAAATAACTCGTCTTATGTTTAAATTATTTTTTAAATAATCAATTTTTATTTTTTATTCAATAAATTTATAAATTCTTCATAGAATAAAAATATCAGTCCAATAAATATGGTTATTATAATTGACAATATAATTAAATAACCTTTTTTACTGTTTTTGAAAGGTACTCCATCGAATGGCATTGATAATAGTGAAACTAAAAATGATGTAGGTAAGAATATAGTAGCTACAATAGTAAGTATTCTTGTTGTTCCCGAATCTAAATATGCTATTCGCTGCATTGTACCATGTCTTGTTTGTTCTAATGCATCTTTTAATTCAATTATATTATTTCGAAATACCTTAATTCTATTTTTAAATAAATCATAATCATTATTCTCTTCATTTTTGGTATCATATTTAATTATAATGATTATTCTTGATACTATCATTATCATATCATTAATTAAGTTTTGATATGTTATAACATAATATAATAATTTATCAATATACTCTATCATTTTATAACTATTAAAAAAATCTAAAAATGTTACATATTGTTTGATATTGTATAAAATTTCATTGAGACGTCTATAATCTATTTCACATCTATCAATGATTTTTACAAATAAATTTAATATTTTTTCGTTTTTATTGATAAAACTTAATATATCAGTATTATCACATATAATATATTTATTTTTTTCTAAATAAAATACAAGTTTATATATATATAAATTTTCTACAGTGTCTATCAATATATTAGAATAATCTAATCCTTTTACATATCTTGTATTATTCCCATTTATTTCAATAATATCTTTGAAAATTATCGGTAAAGATAAGGCAAAATAAAAATTTTTATCTTCAATTATTAATTTTTCTTTTTTAGATAATATATTATTTATTATTTTATTATCTAATTTTTTTTTATATATATCTTTATATGATATAATGTTCATATACTAAATCTATTAAATAGATTATAATTTAATTTATTATCAAAAATGAAGATTATTATAAAAGTTTTTGGTTATATATATTTCATGTATTGTAATTTATGTGAAATTAGATAATATTATATTGATATTATTACATAAATAATTAATTTTTATTATTTATGTAATAATTTAAAAAAATAAATCGCTACTAACAGGACTCGAACCTGTGACCACTCGATTAACAGTCGAGAGCTCTAACCGACTGAGCTATAGTAGCATATATATAAAATGCAACTTATCTTTATATATTTTTGTAATATATGAATAAGTACGGTATATATAATAATGAGTGAAAATGAATGCTCCATATGTAATGATAATGATACATCTAATAATTTGAATTGCTATACATGTGATAAAAGTATATGTATAAAATGTTGTAATTTATTACAAGAAAAATCTTTTATTAATTTTAAATTAAAAAATGAATTATTTATAAAATATAAATGTCCTTATTGTAGAGATTTCAATAACAAAAATGTAAAATTATTAAGCAAAATTGAAATAATAAATATTTTTAGTAATTTATTATCAAAATATTTAATATTACAAAATAATAATGAGTATTTAACAAATACTAATACGGAATTAAATGAAGAATTATATAAAAATGATAAAAAAATAAAAGATATTATAAATATAAATATAAATAATATTAAAACATATGATAAAATTTTAATGAAATATAATAGTATATTATTATGATTGTACATCATTATTTACACGTTCTATATTTTTTTTATAAATGTCTTTTAAAGACTTATTGTCATGTTTATCTTTTAATATTTTTTCTTTAATAAGCCATTTTTTAGACAGCAAATTATATTTATGATTTTCATTGAATAAAATTTTAACAGCTATGTATAAAAATGCCACTATTATAACACTTTTAATTATATTTTTAGTAGCCATAAATATTAGTGAAAACAATAATATTGTTTGAAAAATCGGGTTGTTTATTATTTTTTTCTGAGCAGGTGTCAATTCTATATTTAAATATCTGCCTCCAAATTGTACTAAAATTAAAAAAAATATTGATAATGGTTCAATTCCTTCAACACCACTTAACATTTAATCTATATTATTACTATTCTTAAATATTTTTTAATATTTTTAATAAATCATTTTGATATATATTATTTTTTTAGAAATACATATTAACTTATATTATTACTTTTTGATCTTCTTACTGAATTTTGTTTTTTTTATATCAAGTTTATCAATTCTTCTAATTATATTATTCAATAAATCTTTTGTATTTTTATTTTGATTCGATAATTTTTTAGAAATATAATCTATATAATTTTTAGTATCTTCAATATTATCATCAGAATCAATGTCTTCAAGTTTATCTATTAAATCTTTTAATAATTCTTCATTTTTATTATTTTGATCAATTATTAACGATCTCTGTTCATTATTTCCCTCATGTGAACCATGTATAAAATATCGTATATCACTTATATCACTTAAAGCTTTTTTCATTTTATCTTTATCTTCATCAACAATCTTTTCAATTTTATCAATTTTTGCTTCTGTAGTTAATTTTACTTTTTTTTTTAGCTTACTCTTATCAAGAACATCTATCTTATCGGGAACATCTATCTTATCGGGAACATCTTTCTTATCGGGAACATCTCTCTTATCGGGAACATCTCTCTTATCAGGAATATCTATCTTATCAGGAATATCTTCATCCGATTCACTTTTATCTACTTCAAAATTCTCAATATCATTATTGAAAATTTCTCCCTCTGTAAATATTATAATATCTAATAATAATGCAATTATTGATAACATTAATAGTAATCCAATTGTTAAATCCCATTGTAACGCATAAAAATTTATTATTATTAATATTACAAAAATCCATGGATTATCAATTATTTCTAAAATATTATCTGGATATTCAGCAACAGGTCTTAATCCTAATATAACTAAATATGCAATTAAAAAGCCAGATATAAAACCTTTTAATATAACATTAAGATCATTGTTCTCTAATTCAAGATTATTCATATATCTTTCTTACAATTATATTATATAAATATTTTTATAGTGTTTTTCTTTCCTTTTTGTATAATAGAGAATATCTTGGAAATAAATATGAACTATTCGACATTACAAGAAGCTTTCAATATAGATGGATTTGAAAAAGTTAAAAGGAAGAAAAGAGATAAATATGATATTCCCAATGCAAATTTAAATAAGGGGCCTGCAAATATTGAAACAAGTAAATTATCCGCATCGAGTGAAAGTATTTTAAATTATGATGATTATATTAGAAATGCAGGAAAATCTTGCTCACCCCTTCAAGGCCCGACGTATACAATACCAGTATCTGGTGAATGTAAAGATGAATTTAAAAAAGTTATGAAAACATATACTGAAGAAAATTTCAATTTACCAAAAGATATTAATATGTTAAATATGACAGCCACTAATAATGTTATGCCATATTATGATGAAGATTTAGAACAATATTTCGATATTAATAATTTAAATGATGAGGTAAATTATAATCCCAATAATAAATTAGCTAATTATATGCCAAATAATAATAAAATAACATACACTAATAATAATACATCAGAATATACCAATAATAATTCTATATTTAAAAATGGAAATAATTTATTAAATACATCAGATTATAATTTAAGTCCAGATGAAAGAAAAAAAGCTGGTGATGCATTACAATATTTAAAAGCACTAGAACTTAAAATTGATAGTAATGATAAAAACGCATTTGTAAATCAGATTAATTCTTCAAATTTTATTGGAAAAAATGGTGCAGCTGATTTGAATATTAATAATTCTGAAACAAAAAAATTACAAAGAGAAATTGATGAACTCAAAAAAAGAGAAATTATATTATCAAAAAGTATTGAAGAAAATAAAAAAGCACAAAACAATATCAATTTGATTATTAATGTTTTTATTATATTATTTGTTGGTGGTGTAATAATATTATTATGTGATTATTTAGTTGAACTATCAATACAAATAGGTATGAAAAAAACAACAAATATATTAGAACCATATATTCATAATAAAATTTATCATATGAATATGCAAAACTCTCAACAACCTATAATGCCATATAATTATAATCCAATTCAAAATAGTCAATTTCCACAACAAAACGTTTAAATACTTTATTTATTTTAAATGATATATAAGATTTATAATATAATAATCATTAAATATAATGAGTGTAAATTTATACGATTTAATTAATAATACTATAATTGTTGGTGAGGAAACGCATAAAAAATCTTCTGATTGGTGGGTACCATCTGAAAATGGTAAAACACGCGTTATGATTTGTGGAACTTATCCTATTGGTACCAGTAATGGTTATTCAAAAGTAGTTTATTACATATCAAAATATTTAGGAGAATATAAAGATATAGAATTGACGATATATGGTTTTCAAAATGTATCTAATACAAATGGTAAGTATTCTCGTAATGATATACCATCGAATGTAAAAATATATGACGCTTTAGCTAATGAAAACCCTAAAAGAAGTGGGTTTGGGGAAAGTGAAATAGGCAACTATATTAAAAGTAACCCCCAAGATATAATTATAATTTTTAATGATAATCTCGTCACAACAGTTATTACAAATAATATACTAAAAGAATGTGGAGAAAAAAGAGATAAATTTAAAATTATATCTTATATGGATCAAGTATATCCTTACCAAAAAAAAAGTTATATAGATTTTTTAAATAATAACTTTGATGCTATCATTACATTTACTCCTTATTGGAGTGAAATAGCGAGAAAATTAGGAATAAATGAAAAAATAAAAATATATACATTTCCACATGGATTCGATACAAAAACTTACTATCCAGTCCCTAAACATATAGCAAGAATGTATTTTAAATATGATATTGATGATTTTATGGTATTGAATTTAAATCGTAATCAACCAAGAAAATGCTTGGATCATACAATTATAGCATGGGTAGAATTTGTCGAAATGCATTATAAGGTAAATGTTTTAAAAAATAAAGATATTGTTAATAACGAACATACATCAAGACCAATAAAATTAATAATTGGTACAAATATTGATGCATACTGGAATTTATGGGACGTATTAGAAAATGAAGTTAAATTTAGAGATATACCATTGGATTATGTAAAATCAACTATTGTAGAAGTGCCTACACCACAGCAATTATCAGATAAAGAAATTAATATATTATATAATTCTTGTGATATAGGTTGTAATAATTGCAATGGTGGTGGATATGAATTAACAGTATTTGAATGTTTAGGATTGGGTAAACCACAAGTGTCTTCATTTGTCGGGGGAATAAGAGAATATTTAAATAAAGAAAATTCTATACCAATTGAGTCTAAAATTTATTATTATCTTGATAATAAATCAAAAGGTATAGGGGGGAAGGCAGAAATTACTGATCCACATGATTTTGCTTTAGGATTTTGGAAATATTTTTCCGATCCTTTACTTGCAACAAAACATGGAAACAAAGGTCGTGAAAATATTATTACAAACTATAGATGGGAAACACTTATAGATTACTTTTATAATAAGGTTTTATCAAATATAATCAAAAATTGACATATAAGAAATATCTATAATATATTAATAAAATATTAAAATAATGGCAATGTTTATTGATACTGAAACAATTGGATTACCTAATGTTAAAAATTTAAATTTGAAATGGGGAGAATATCCATATTATAAGCTTTTAAATAGATATGATTGTGCACGTATTGTACAACTTTCATATATGATAACTGATAATAAGTTCAATGAAAAAGAAATAAATGATTACATTATAAAAAAAGATAATTTCAATATTGAAAATTCACAATTTCACGGTATAACTAATGAAATCTCACTTGAAAAAGGTATGGTATTTGATGATGTATTTGATATATTTTATAATAAATTAAAAACAGTAAATTATATCATAGCTCATAATATAAATTTTGATATTAATGTCATTAGATCAGAACTTTTTAGAAGAGATAAAATTTATATTATTGAAGAACTTGAAAAGAAAACTCTATTGTGCACAATGAAACATTGTAAAGATATTGTTAAAATTATAAATCAATATAATAGATATAAAAATCCTTCTTTAAAAGAAATATATAGATTCTGTTTTAATAAAGAGATAGAAAATGCGCATAATTCTAAGTATGATGTAATTAATATGCACGCAGTTATAAAAAAAATGTATGACGATAACATACTCAACTACAAATTAGAATCATAAATTAATATTGAATTTATCATTCAAAGGTTTTTTTATATTTTCATCTGTAAACTTATTTACAGGATCAGCAATTTTAGTTTTTGTAAACTGTTGTATATCATTTAATATTTTATTCAATTCTTTTAATAAATCCTGCTCTTCAGAATTACCCGACATTCTATTTAGTAATTATATATATTTTTAAACTTGTCTACTAATTTCTTTTAATATATCATAATCTATAATTTCTTTTTTACTACCATAATATTTATTATTAGTACTTACATTATTTGCTATTTTAGTTATTCTTTCCAATACATCGTTGTTTTTCTCAATTTCTTCATTATTTATATAATTTGATATAGATTTAATATAGTTTTTATACATCATATCTTTAATATACGTATCAACGTATTCGCGATAATACCTAGTTTCGTTTTTATCTGTTATATATTTTAATAATTCATTATTTTGAATATCCTCCTCTAATTTGTTGAGAGAGTTACTAAAATCTTTGAGAATGTCTTTTGTTAAAGAATTATGTTTTCTACATTGAACTAAATCTAAATTTTCTGTATTATTTGGAAGAGAGTATGTTGAAAGTTGAAATTTTATTACCTCGAATTTTTTTTGATATTGTAATAATAATGATAAGCGACTATTTATAGTTTCTAATTTATTTTGATAATCATTAAACTTAATATATCCTGTAATTATTGTTATAGATATACCAATAAAAATAGATGCAATACTAATTATATACGTTAGTATTTTCATCTGTTTTTTCTCTGTATTCTCTATAATTAATCTTACTGCTTCAATAAATGTTATTAAAGAAGAAAATATTAAAATAAGTATGGAAGACCACCAATACTTGTTATTAATACTATGATATGATCTTCTGGCAATAATTATATTTTTTGTTTGTTCATCTAAACATTTTATCAATCTATTATCCAAAATTTTATTTGAATTTTTAAGAGCTTCTAATTCGTCTTTTTTAATTATACCTACTTCTTCACGTAATTTTAATAAGGATTCTTCTTCTTCTTTTTTATTTACAATAATTTCTTGTAATTTTACCATAGCTGTTTTAACTTTATCGCCTAGCATTTGAACATCAATATTGCAATTCTTTTTTTCTTCATTTTCAGGATTTGATTTATTTATAAGAATAGTTTCATTATCAGTGCATATATCAATATTAGTATCAGAATGAATTTGATTTATCTCTTCCATTATATATAAAAATAATATATAATATTTGGCATTTTTTACATAATTAAATTACTATAAATAGCTGTAATTATAAATTTATTATTATCAATATCTAAAATATTATTAACAATTATAGTATTATTTTTTTTTCTAATAAATATTTTTTTGTTATAACTATTATTTATATTTTGTTGAATTTCAATATCATATTTATTATTAATATTAATAATATTAAATGTATTTAAAATACCATCATATGCTGCTATTAAAGATTTATTAGAATATGATTCAAATTCTATCATTTTAATAAAACTATTATTTTTATTTATAATGATTTCTTTTAACTGATCAATTAATGACTTAATTTTCATTATATATTAGTAATTAAATTACTATATATCATTTTTTTCATTTACACATCTTTTTGTTTTTATTTTGCATATTTTATTTGAAGATGTACAATCTTGTTTACATGGTTTTAATATTTTAATATTATGAATCATATAATCATTCGATGTTGTATTTTCTTTAATTTTATTACATCTACCTGTTGTGTTATTACATTTTTTCATATTTTCTTTACAATTTTTTTTACATTCTTTTTTATAAGAACATTTTATTTTTACGTATTCATTTAGTTTCATATATGTCATTTTACCATTTTTATGTTTATACTTTACATATTCTGTATTGTTTTTTTTGTATATGTTTCTAAATTTATCACAAACAATTTTTCTATTTAATTTAATATATTCAATTGCCATTTATTTTATAAAATATAAAAAAAATCTAATTGATATAAAAATATACTATAAATATATATACAAATGCTTAAAAAAATTATATTATTATATATTGCATCATTCACAAATGCTTTTATACCATTAAATACTATTATCTATAATAAACATTTAAGAATTAAACCACAATTTTTAAGTTTGCATTCTCGATTTTCAAATGATATTAGTAGAAGAAATTTTATTGATTTAACACCATTAACAACTTTATCTATTATGACAATAATTAATAATCCGAATAGAGCAAATGCAATTTCAAAAAAAGCTGTTGTATTTGGTGCATCGGGATATACAGGAGGTGATACTGTAAGAGCTTTACTTGAAAAAGGTTTTGATGTTTTAGCTGTTACGCGTAGAAAAGTTAATATTGTAGATAGGGATCATGTAAAATTAAATACATTAGTAATTGATAATATTAAAGACAAAAATAAAATTACTTCTGTTATTGCGGATGTAATAAATCCAGATACATTAAAAAATATTATGAAAAATGCTAATTCGGTAATTTTCTGTGCTGCTTCGCGTCCAAAAGTTAAAATTACAGGAACACCTGGTACTAAAAGTTATAATGATATGAAAAAAAATGAGGAGGAAGAAGTTATTGCAGAACCTAGTTATAATGTTGAAGATATTGGTTTAGTAAATGTTGCCAAAGAAGTTATCAAATGTGGTGTTAAAAGATTAGTTATAGTATCTTCTATTTGTGCAAAATGTCAAAAAGGTAAGGAAGAGTATGGAGAAGCAATTGATAGAGGTTTTTCAAGTTGCGAAAATTGTTTCAAAAAACAAGTTGGAGAAGAAAGGATAAGGTTGTTATATGAAAACTTACCAATTGATATGAGTTATACAATCGTAAGACCAGGTATGTTATCTCCAGGTGAAAGAAGAGGTGTAAATGAAGTTGAATTTAATCAAGGAATATCAAAAAGTGGTATAATTTCACGTATGGATTTGGCTGATATTCTTGTTGCTGCTGCTGATACAGATAATTTAGCTAAAAAAACATTTGAAGTATACTATAAAGATACAGCACAACCAGTAGATATGTATAAATCTCTTAAAACATGTAAAGATATGGGGAAAAGTGTTAAGGAATGCTTTTTTGGAGAAGAATACAAATATGATAATGAACCTTTATCAATTGATAAAATGCTTAAAAATCCTGTAAAAGGAGTTATATTTCCTTCTGGAAATGAGGTGAGTGGTACTGATTATAAATCAATGTTTAGTAATCTTAAAAAAGATGTAACTGAAGAATATGATATTAATCAATTGAAATCATATGATATTATGTAAATATCATATAAAAATAAATTGTGTTTTATATAAAATGTTGAAAAACACAATTTATTTATTACTATTGTTAGATATTACTTATGGTTTTGTGGTAAATATGCAAATACATAATAATGTTAAATCTAAACCAACTATTGATATTAAAAGAAGAGATTGTATTAAATATATGCCATTTTTTTTAATGCCACATTTGTTTGTGAAAACAGCATTAGCAGAAGAAAAAAGTATTAAAGAATTGCGTGAAGAAGCTTATAAAATAATTGAAATTATTGATTCTCAAAAAGATGCATTTGATTTACCTATTCAGAAAGATTCTAATTCTACAATAATTAATAATTATTCAATATCATAATCTCTTTTTTATTATTTGAACCAATTGTTTAATTATACTATTATCTTCAATTGGTTTATTCCATTTATTATGCCAATGATAACAAAATGCTCCATTAAAAAAATTATCAAAAGTATATTCTTTTTCTGTATTCTTAAAAAAATTAGAGGTTCCAATATTATATGGATTTTGTATCCAATCCCCGTTAAACCAACTACAAGGTAAAACCAACATTTCTAATGATAAATTATATGTTAATTGTGCTTCTTGAAATCCCCATCCTCTATTACGGTTAATTATAAATTCAATATTATTTTTCATTTTAGGTGATTTAAGTTCAAGTGATATAAATATAGCACCATTTGGATAGTTTTGATTTTCCCATTGATAAACACATATTTCTTTTTCATAATTTTTAAAAATGGGGTCAAAACTTCTTAAAACAAAACAATCTAAATCAAACCAACATCCTCCATAATTATATAAAAGTAAATACCTAACAATATCACTATAAAATGATAGGATTTTATTATAATAAAAATCTTTTTTTATAAAATTAGTATTTTCTTTTTCTGTTTGAAGTGAAAATTGTTTAATTTCACAATATTTACTAATTTCTTTATTAATATCATTTGGGGTATTGTTTTCCAACCATAATATTATTTTATGTTTGCGTTTTAATACATTAAAATAATAACAAGATAATACAGAATATAAATGCTTTTCATTTAAATTACCATGCCAGTAACAATGAAAAATAACAGATTTATCATATTCACCAGTTAATTTATTTGCTAATTTTATAGTTTCATCATAATCAGTTGTTTTAGATAAAAGTTTCATATATATATATGTATTAATTATATTTTTGAAAATAAACGTGTTTTGTCCCATTTTAAAGTTTCAAGGTAATATATAGATTGATATTCAAGATTATAGATAATAACTATTATATTGATTTGTGCTATATGTTGCGTAAATAAAAATAATAATAAATAACTGTCAAATTTTTTATTTTATTATATATTAAATTATTGTATCAATTTAATTTAGGATCAATTTTGGGCTCCAGATTTTTCAAGGGAATATTAACTTCACGACCCTCTTTTTTAATAAAATCATAACCGCGCTCATTTTCCAATTGAGTAAATGTTGTACCTTTATAACTTCCCAATTTTAGATTTGTTTCTAATTCTTCATTTTTTCTAATATATTTAATTTTTACAACATTATCTGGTTTATAATTTTTTAGAATACTATTTAAGTCATTTGGATTATTAATAGGTTTATTATCAATTGCTATAATAATATCTCCTACTTGTTCAACGCGTTTTGTTTTTTCATTTCTCGTAACACCTCTCAATCCCGCTTCTGAAGCTGGGGAATCAGATGGTACATCTAGTACTAATATACCTGTTTTAATAATAGGAATACCACTTTTTTCAGATTCTACGATAGATGGGTTACGTTCCATATAAGATATTCCCATAATTGCACGCTTTACAAATCCTGTATCAATTATATCTGTAATTGAATTAACTACACGTTGAATAGGAATAGCAAAACCAATACCTGCAGATACTCCCATTCCTAAAGATGCTGTGTTAATTCCAATAATTTCACCATAACTATTTAAAAGTGGCCCCCCGCTATTTCCCGGATTAATTGCTGCATCTGTTTGAATTATATCATTAATTTTTCTACCCGTTGGTGCTGTTATCTCTCGATTTTTACCAGATATAATCCCTGTTGTTAGGGTATGATCTTGTCCAAATGGATTACCGATTGCATATGTAAATTTTCCAACTTTGGCTTGAATATTTTTATTATATTTAATAGTTTGCAATTTTTCATTATCTTTTAAATCAATTTTAAGAACAGCTAAATCTGTATCGGGATCAACACCTGTTAATTTAGCTTTATATTCTTTTTTAATATTATTTTTATCTGTAATTGTTACAATTGCATTATCAACTTTATTAATTACATGAAAGTTAGTAACAATATGTCCTTTATCATCCCATACAAATCCTGAACCAACACCCATAGGAAGATCATCTTTATCTAAATTATATTTATCTGCCAAATTACCATATTCTGTACTAATGTAACAAATTGAAGGAGTAGCTTCATTAAACAATTTATTTTGCAAATTTTCTAAAAATTTTAAACTATATTGAGGATAATTAACACTCATAACTAAATTAATAATACATAAAGAACCTATAGATCCATTCAATAGCATATATCTACGGGGTGTTTTTAGTTTATTCAAAGTATCGATGTTTTTATTACTATTATCACTTATCATTTTAACACTTCTTAGTTTATTGTAATTTCTTGGTAATTTGCCATTTTTAATTCCATTTAATGTGCTTAAATTATTTACAGATGTAAAACCATATGCAATATTTGCTAAAAAAAGCATCGAATATATAATTTGTGACCTCATTTAATTATTATTATTAATTTGTTTTTATATAAAAATCTGTATTATTTTTGTAATTATTATAGCTTTATGATAACATTTTATTCAGGAAAACATTATGAGTACATAATTATTTAAATATCTTAAAATTATTAAAATATATAAAAATCTTAGAAAAATAAAATTATGTACTCATTTTTGATTTTATATTTTGAACCATTGATAATAAATTTGATTATTGTTTATATTAGTCATCATTACCAATATGTTCTATTTTTTAAAAAAATGATAGCTATAGTGGATATATCTAGGAATCACACTTTCAAGTATGACTGAACATAATAAGTTCAAACTTTGTATTCTCCCTACTCAGATGGGAAAAACATTTGTTACAATCAACAAGATATTAGAGGAAATTAAGCATGATCCCAGTAAAGGGAGGAGTGTTCACTTCGTTCTCACTATGAACACTCTCCTTAATAATAAACAATTCGCGAACAGACTTAGTGATATTAAAGAGGAACATGGTCAAAATTCAGTTGCTATATTCACTTCTACCTATAATGGAGATTTAACTCACATTGATAGTCTTTGTAAACTTATCCGTTTTTCGAAGGATTCAGATAAAATGCCAAAGATTATAGTTGCGTGTAGTAATCATAGGCGTTTCATTGATTGTTTTAATTATATGGAGTTTATTAATAAAACGGAGACATCTGTTAAGCGTAGCTTCATCTATTTCGATGAGCTTCACAAGTATATAAAGTCAAAAAATATAAATATCCGCGGTAATATTGAAAAAATGGATAATTATGATATAGTCCATGGTATAATGGCTATGACAGCTACACCTGATGTTCTATGGAAAAAATCAAATGAAGATGTTGATGATTATTGGAGTAAAATCGCTATTATCAACATAGACAAACATAATGAAAACAACTATTTTGGTTGGAAGGATATGGAGTTTTATCATTCTAAATTTGTTCTTGAAGAAGATTCGAATGAAGAAAATCTTTATTATAATGAGCTATATAACATAAAATATGCAGAAGCAATAATTCATAAAAATCCAGAAATTCTCATTGAAGGATCTCGTAGTTTTATTCCTGCTACTCGTAAGCGCAAAACTCATAACTTGATACGTAAGATTGTTATGAAAGCAAATCCCGAATGTGTTGTAGTAACATTAAATGGGGTTGAAAAAAATATTTGCTATTTTGACAAAGAAGGTAAGTGTGAAAAGATTGATATAGTATTCAAATCGGGAGAATTAGGTGATATAATCGCATTACATCTCCATGAAAACATGATATTCAATAGACCGTTGGTGGTTACTGGATATCTTTGTGTTGGAATGGGACAGACTCTTGTTTCAAAAGATCTTGGTGTATTTACAACAGCTATTTTCGGTTATAGCAAAATTACCAATGATAATCTATACCAGTTATTTGGGCGAATAACTGGACGTATCAAGAATTGGACTGATAATACAATAAAAATAAAGGTATTCTGTTCAAAAATAAATAGCACTATTTGTAATAAAATGGAAGAATGTGCTAAAAATATTGTTGCTAAACACAATGGTGTACAACTTGGAAACGATAAATATAGGGAACCAATCAATGATGATAAGGACATTATCAAAAATTTTGCTGGGGTCAATATACTTGAAGACTAATACCTAATCACAAACAAAGGATCTGTTGATTTCTTAGCTGGTAATATATATTCTATGTTTTTATTTATTTCATCGAATAGTAAAGTTCCTTTATAGTCTTTTATATCTTCTTCGGATTGTTTTATATATTCATTTGTTATTTTTTTAAATTCTTCAATAAAATTACATAATTCATTATTATATAAATTTAAAGTACTGCCATTTTTGAGTTTATAATTTTTAAGCTTCTTTACAATATCCAATACTATTATTAGTCTATCTGATTTATTATTATAATCTGTCATAATAATTATTAGTAATATTTATGTTTAAATGTTATATTTCACAGCTTTATTATAAAACCATAAATAAATATGTACTTTATTGGTTAAAAAATGATAGCTACTTCTAAGCTACATAGCAACATAAACATGTCTGCTATCGCTGCTACAACTGTTGCTACAACAACCATTACCAATATGGAATGCCTTGTTTGTGTTTCCGAAGTATCAGATGAGCATATCAAAAAATGTCTTCACTGTAATTTTGAGTGCTGTACTAACTGCATTAAGTATCATATCAACACTTCACAAAAAACAGAGAAAAACTGTATGAACTGTAAGAAGAAGCTTCCTAGGTCTACCCTCGTTAGTTTCCTAGGTAAGTCATACATCGATAAGCTATATCGCTATGAGATTAAGGAACTCGTATTTAAAGAAGAAATGATACTTGTTCCTCGTTCTCTACCCGAGATCAAAAAGCGCAAGGACATTAGGATTATTAAAGCAAAGATTTTAACAACCGAGAAAGACTTTACAAAGGATGTAGACGAAAGAAAGTTTATTCCAGGAACTCTTGAATATTTTGAGCAGAAGGGTCTTATTTCAGGTCGTATTAACTTCTACAAATCACAAATTAAAGATATAACAGCTATGAATGATATTAACGTCAAACATAATGCCATCAAGCAATATAAGTATCCTTGTGAAAACCAGGAATGTAACGGATTTGTTGATGCTAATTGGATGTGTTCAATATGCGACATGGAGACTTGTAAGCATTGTCGCCATATCAAAGAAGATGGTCATGTATGCAAACAGGAAGATATCGATACGACTCAACTCATCAAAAAAGATAGCAAACCTTGCCCTAAATGTAACATATATATAATTAAATCTTCGGGATGTGATCAGATGTGGTGTGTATCATGTCATACTACTTTTGATTGGAAGACAATGCAGATTAAAACTTCAGGAATCCTTCACAACCCAGAGTATTTCAGGTATATGCGTGAGAATGGTATTGTAATCCCTCGCAATCCCAACGATAACATGTGTGTTGATGAGTATGAAGAGGCATACCGAGTTCTTACAACTATCAACGAAAGTTACTTAAAAGAAATAACAAAATATAAAGTTATGAAGTGTCGTATTGATAATGGTAAAAATAAATTGATAAATTATACGTCAAATGAAATATCGAACATTATTGCGAGTAGAGAGGCTAAAAATTTGGCCGAAAATGCAATAAATGAAGCAAAAGAGTATTTCAAAAAGTATACAATATTCAATGCTTTGGAGCATACATATATGAAAACCCTATTCATATTTTATCAACAAATTAACCACCTTGAATCTGTTGAGATGTTACATTTGCAAAATAAAATAAACAATGCTGAGATTTGGAAAGACATACAACGCATTAACTATCTAGACAATAAAATTTCCGAAGATAAATATAAGTCATGTCTTATCAAGCAACATAAGGAGTTAGAATATCTCGAAGAATCAATGGGATATCACTCTACAATTGTTGAAGCATCAAAGGCATACTTCATCAACAAAATCAAAAATTTCCAAGAAGAAATAGATTCCGCAGTCAAAAATAAGGAGGTTATCAATATTGATGATTGTGTTCATCTTGGAAAACTCATTGAATTTATCAATATAGTATCGCAAAACTGCGAAAAAATGAAGAGAGTATATGGATATTCTCGACAAGACTTCATACCACGGCTTTTACAAATAACAACCAAGCCAATTTGGATGCCGTCACGAAATAGATATTTATATGCAAATTGAATACTCATTTTAAATATTTATAAAAAAAGAACGATATTCAAAAATAAATAGCACTATTTGTAATAAAATGAAAGAATGTTCGGAAAATATTGTTGCTAAACACAATTGAGTACAACTTGGAAAAGATAAATATAGGGAACCAATCAATGATGATAAGGACATTATAAAAAAATTCACTGAAATCAATATAGTTTCAGATTAATTATATCTAATTACAAACAGGGGGGTAGTAGATTTATTAGAAGGTAATATATATTTTATATTTTTTATTAATTTCTTCAAATAATAAAGTCCCTTTATAATTTTATATATCTGTTTTATGACATTCATTATCGACATTTTGAAAAACAGTATCATTTATTTCGTAAGATGATTGTAATTTTTTTTTATTTTTGATACTTTTTAATTTTAAAGAATTCCATAATTTTATTAAAAAAATTCCATTTTCATCTTCTAATTCATTATTTGAATTATGAGTTAAAAATATATTAATATCTTTCATATAATTCAACTACTTATATTAATATTATTATAAATAGCCTTATATTTAAAAATATATTTTCATAACAATATTAATGCAAATATTATGAATTATAATCATAGGTTTCGATAAATATAATTTTTCTAAAATGCTCCCAAACGAAGCTATAATTATCAATATTACACACATATTTTAAGAATTTATATGTGAAATGATACCAATAGTACCCCTGCTAATAATAGATATGTGTTTTTTTGTGAAAAAATTGATACCCACATGTAATATAGATATACTTATCAAATAATGTTAGCTGTTACTACATCTGCTACCAAGACTACAAATGACGATATCATTACCAATATGGAAGAATGCTTTATTTGTGTTAATACTGTAACTAAAGCCAGTATCAAGAAATGCCCTTACTGTGACTTCGAGTGTTGCGTAAAGTGTATCAAGTATCATATCAATACCTTGCAAAAAACCGAGAAGAACTGTATGAACTGTAAAAAGAAACATACACGTTCAATTCTTGTTAACTTTCTTGGTAAATCCTACATTGATAAGCTTTACAAAACAGATATCACAGATCTCTTGTTCAAAGAGGAAATGATTCTTGTACCAAGATCTTTACCTGAAATCAAGAAGCGTAAAGATATCAGAGCTCTCGAATCAAAAATAGACACTATCAACTTGGAGTTCGAACAGAAGAAAATTGATCCCAAAACTTTAGAATACCATGAAGAAAAATGGCTAACATATGGTCGTGATACTTTCTATCGTAAACAGATAGTTGAACTTAAAGGATTAACTTTAAAAACTAAGATGATAAAACAGTACAAATATCCATGCGCAGGTATACTATGCAATGGTTTTGTTGATTCTTCTTGGACTTGCTCAATTTGTGACAAGGAGACATGTAAGATATGTCATTCTATCAAAGAAGAAGGTCATGAATGCAAACAGGAAGACATTGATACAATTGAACTCATCAAAAAAGATAGCAAATCCTGTCCCAAGTGCAATATGTCTATCATGAAGACTTCTGGATGTGATCAAATGTGGTGCATATCATGTCACACTACCTTTGATTGGAAAACACTCAATATCAAAACATCTGGGATAGTTCATAATCCCGAGTATTTTAGATATATGCGCGAAAACGGAATTGCTATTCCCCGCAACCCAAATGATAATCCCTGTATGAATGAGTATGATGATGCTTACGAGACATTGACTGGTATTAACTCCGAATATATCAAAGAAGAAAAAATGTATGCAACAATGCGTTCATATATTGCTGCGGGATCATCAATATTGATAAGGAATTACTTAACGCACGAAATTCATCAAAAAAATATGGAAATATCAGAAGAACTTAACGTTAAAGCAGAAAATTATGCCAATAAAAAGATCAATATGGCTAAAGAGTATGTAAATAGATATACTATAATTAATGCAATAAATAAAGACTTTATGAAGACAATATTTACATTTTATCGCGATATCAACCATCTTGAATCAGTAGAAATGACACAGATGCAAAATAAAATAAATAGTTCTGAGCAATGGAAAGATGACATTCGTGTCAACTATCTCGATAAGATTATAAGTGAAGATAAGTACAAGAGTGACCTTGTAAGGCAACATAAAGAACAAGAGTATTTACAAGAGACTATGGGATATCATTATGCCATCGTAGAAGTATGTAAGGCTTACTTCATTAGTAAGATCAATAAACTAACTGAAGAAATTAATACAGCAATTGAGACAAAAACTGCATTTTCTATAAAAGAATGTAGTCAACTAATGTGTCTTAGAGATTTAGTTAATGACATTGTGAATAACGGAGAAAACATCAAGCGAGTATATGGATATACACGTCTTGAATACTTACCACGACTCGTCAATATTGGTTTCTATAAAAGAATGAATACTTAACACGACTTGTCAATCATCTCAATCTAAGTTAAATATAATACATCATAAATACAAAAACAAAAAACAAAAAAACAAAAAAACAAAAAAACAAAAAAATA